ACTACGCCGCCTGGGGGCGCGTTGATAAGGCTAAGATGGCCTGCAACAAGCCCCGCCGTACCCCGGGCCACCCTAAGAAGTCGCACGTCGTGAAGGCGTGTGAGGGCGGTAAGGAAAAGGTAATCCGGTTTGGTGAGCAAGGTGCCGAGACTGCAGGCAAGCCGAAAGCGGGTGAGTCTGAGCGCATGAAGAAAAAGCGGGCGTCCTTCAAGAGCCGCCATGCGCGCAATATTAAGAAGGGCAAGATGTCTGCAGCCTACTGGGCTGATAAGGTGAAGTGGTAATGCCGTCAAAGAGCGACAAGCAAAAGCGTTTGATGGCGGCAGTTGCCAACAACCCTGAGTTTGCAAAGAAAGTCGGCATCCCACAATCCGTGGGCAAAGAGTTTGAGCGCGAGGATAAGAAGATGGATTGCGGATCGAAGCGGATGATGGGCGGTGGCAAGGTCATGAAGGGCTACAAAGAAGGCGGTAAGCTCAACATGGTCAAGAAGGGCGACAAGATGGTCCCCGATTTTGCTGCTGACGGCGTTGGCAAGATGAAGAAGGGCGGTGCTGTCTACAAGAAAGGCGGCAAGGTTCGTGGCTGCGGTATGGCTAAGAAAGGCGTCCGCCCCGCGAAGATGATGTAATGCGACGCTACTACAAAGAAGGCGGCACGGTGAAGGACGATTGCTACCGCAAGGTAAAGCGGCAGTATAAGGTCTTCCCGTCCGCCTATGCGTCGGGCGCCATCGCCAAGTGCCGGAAGAAGAAAGCTCGTGGCGGTTCGTAAGACTAAAAAGGGCGCCGCCCTCAAGCGCTGGTTCAAAGAGGACTGGAAAGATGTCCGAACCGGTAAAGAGTGCGGTCGCCAAAAGGGTGAGAAGCGCGGGACTCCGTACTGCCGCCCGACCAAACGCGTGTCGTCGAAGACGCCCAAAACGGCATCGGAGATGACGGCTGCCGAGAAGAAGAGCAGGGTATCGCAGAAGAAGAGTCTCGGTCAGCCAGCAGGCAAACCCCGCCGTGTGAAGCCTCTGAAGAGGAAGAAGTAAATGGCAAGGCGTCCGACGAGTGCACGAGGGTCAGCAATCGCTAACGGGTACAAAGACCCGAAAGAGTGCCCTATTGCCACGAAGGACGTGCATGTCAATCTGAAGAACCGCAACCACGCCATCGAAGAGTATGGCTACGGCCCCATGAACCCTGAGGAGCCCAACGAGAAGTTCTGGAAACGCCTCGGGAAGTTGTGGGACATCACGCCGGAAGAGGCTAAGAAGTCTCGTTGCGGCAACTGTGCGGCGTTTATTCAGACCCCGAAGATGATGACCTGTATCAACAGCGGCATGGCGGGGGACGAAGAGTTTGAGATGGCGGATGCAGAGTCCGTATCTGAGGCAGCTAACCTAGGGTACTGCCAACTATTTCACTTCAAGTGCGCGGGCTCTCGTACCTGTGACGCTTGGCTAGTCGGAGGCCCTGTCACCTAATGGCTACGTCAGGTACCACAGCATTCAACATGGACTTCACGGAGATCGCCGAGGAAGCATGGGAGCGTGCCGGACGGGAAATGCGCTCTGGCTACGACCTGCGTACGGCCCGGCGCTCCATGAACCTCATGACCATCGAATGGCAAAACCGGGGGATCAACCTCTGGACCATTGATGAAGGCACCGTTTCCTTGGTTAGCGGCACGGGACAGTACACCCTCCCCGCCGATACCGTTGACCTGCTAGAACAAGTTATCCGTACGGGCAGTGGCTCGACGCAGCAGGACCTGACCATCAACCGGATCAGCGTCAGCACCTACGCCTCTATTCCGAACAAGACGACGACCGGACGGCCTATTCAGTTCTGGATTGAGCGGCTTGTGGATGCGCCCAGAATTAACGTCTGGCCCGTGCCGGACAGCAACGACTACACCTTCAAGTATTGGCGGATGCGCCGCATTGAGGACGCAGGGAGTGGTGTACAGACCGCAGACATGCCCTTCCGGTTCCTCCCCTGCTTGGTGGCAGGGCTTGCGTACCATATAGCCATGAAGGTGCCGGAGCTGTCTCAGCGGGTGCCGATGCTAAAAGCAGCTTACGAGGAAGAGTTTGACCGGGCAGCGAGCGAGGACAGGGTTAAGACCAACGCCCGCTTCGTGCCCCGCATAGGACGCATCTGATGAGTAACCGCTTCGCCTCAAGCCAAAGGGCGCTCGGTATCTGTGATGTGTGCGGCTTCCAGTACAAGTTGCGGGAGCTGCGGAACGTATTTGTAAAACGGCGCGATACGAACATCAAGGCGTGCCCTGAGTGCTGGGACCCGGACCACCCGCAGTTGCAGTTGGGTGAATACCCGGTGGATGACCCGCAGGCCATCCGTAACCCGCGCCCAGACAGCCCTGAGTACGCTCAGAGCCGTGCTAATATCATCCCATTACAACCCACGCCCTGTGCTGGGTTTGTTGGTACAGTGACCGTCACAACGAGTTAGGAGTAGGTCATGAAAGTCAAAGACACTGGCAAGATCAAAAAAGTTCCGAGCCCGAAGATCAACCAGCCGATCAACATGAAAACGTCTGGGATCAAGATTCGTGGTACCGGTGCGGCTACGAAGGGTCTCATGGCCCGTGGGCCCATGGCATAGGCTATAGCATATGAACTACACCGAGCTGAAGACTAACATCGAAGACATCTGTGAGACTTCTTTCACGGATGCGCAGCTCGCTATGTTCACGGAGCAGGCCGAGCAGAAGATTTACAACACTGTTCAGATTCCTGCCCTACGCCGTAACGTCACGAGCGCTTGCGTTTCTGGCAACCAGTATCTCGCTACGCCTTCGGACTTTTTGTATGTCTATAGCGTGGCCGTGGTGGACGCTGATGGAGACTACCACTTCCTCCTTAACAAGGACGTGAACTTCATCCGCGAGGCCTACCCTCGCTCCTCCAGTACGGGACTGCCGAAGCACTACGCCAACTTTGACGATGACTTCTTTATCGTAGGTCCGACGCCCGATAGCACCTATACGGTTGAGCTGCACTATGGCTACTACCCCGAGTCCATCGTGACGGCGGGTACGACGTGGCTAGGCGATGAGTTTGACTCCGCCCTGCTTAACGGTGCCTTGATCGAAGCTGCTAGGTTTATGAAGGCTGAGCCCGATATTATCCAGAACTACGAGAAACTGTACGTTCAAGCTATTGGCCTCCTAAAGATGCTTGGTGATGGTAAGCTGCGTGAAGATACTTACCGTTCTGGGCAATATAGGATGCCGGTGAGCTAATGTTTAAGGTTGATGTTTCGGTATCCCCGGAACCGATTGTCGCGGTACACACGACAGAAAACCGGGGGTTCACGCCAGAGGAAGTTGCTGCGCGTTGCGTCGATAAGTTAATGAGTGTGTCCGACAGTGCCCACCCCCTGATTAAAGATCAGGCCCGGGCGTTTAAGAAAGACATGGAGATGGTCGTTGCGCACTATATGCGTGAGGCTATCGCTAGTGATCGGACCACCATCTACAATGCCTTAATTGAGGCAGGGCACCCCGGCCTTGCGGGTGCTATAAGGAGACTTTGACATGGCGATTACGCAGGCGATGTGCACGTCCTTTAAGCAAGAGCTGCTGACGGGCACGCACAACTTCACCAACGGCACGGGCGATACGTTCAAGATCGCGCTGTTCACCAGCTCCGCTACGCTGGATGCCTCCACTACCGCTTACAGCACTACCAACGAGACGAGCGGTACGGGCTACACGGCGGGCGGTAACACGCTGACGAACGTGACTCCGACGACTTCCGGCACGACGGCCTTTACGGACTTTGCTGATACGACGTGGTCCACCGCATCCATTACGGCTCGCGGCGCGTTGATCTATAACAGCACGGACTCCAACAAGGCTGTGGTGGTGCTGGACTTCGGCGCGGACAAAACGTCCACCGCTGGCGACTTCACTATCCAGTTCCCGACCGCCGACGCTTCGAACGCTATCATCCGCATCGCCTAGGCATGTAGATGGCGCTAATCACCGGTTGGGGGCGCCAGACTTGGGGTGAGGGGCCTTGGGGTGAAGCTGCCCCGGTAGTCGTCTCAGGTCTTGCAGCCACTGGAGCTGTAGGCACGGTAACGGTCGTTGCTGAAGCGGTCGTTCTGCCTACTGGCGTCTCCGGTTCCGGTCAAATCGGCACGGTTGTTGTCGCTGCTGATGCCAATGTCCCCACCACGGGCCTCGCTGCTACAGGTGGTGTCGGGACGGTCTCGGTTGTTGCTGAGGCTAACGTATTCCCCACAGGCGTTGAGGCTACGGGCGCCGCAGGCACTGTCGCTGTCTCCGCTGATGCCAATGTCCCCACCACGGGGCTCTTCGCTACGGCCTCTGTTGGCTCCGTAACTGTTGCTGCTGCAGCTAACGTCTTCCCCCTAGGTATCGCCGCCACTAACGCTGTCGGCTCGGTAGAT